ATATTTAAAAATCAATTTCATCATCATTTAGTTCAACTCCAAATCTATTTAGAAATTCTGGATTCATGCTCAAATCAACATTTTTAGGTGATTGCAAATAGAGATTTAATCTATCATATAAACTTATTAAACTAAATAGGATCTCTTTTTTATAATTCAGTAGTATTTTTGATAATGTTCTTATTATTTTTGCATTCAATTTTAATTCTAGTAGGAACTGATATGAGATTATATCGTATTTCACATTTTGGCAAATCTTAAATATCCTTCTTGTGTGTTGTATCTTATGAGCAGTTTGCATTGAATTCACAATATCTGCTCCCACTAAAAAGTCAATCATATCTTCCATTTTTTCTTGTTCATTCATGATTGGCAGATTCTCCACAGGAAAATCAATCAATTCTGTCATGAAACTACTAAAATCATCTAATCCAAAGCTCTCTTTTTCCTCTCCAATCTTTATATTGTCCCAATCTCTAAGATTTAATTTGCTTATAGTTTCTGTTGAAATGAAAGGCTTCTCAACCCTTAGGTCAGTTAAAAATTGTATATAAAACGATCTGTCTTTAAACAATAGAGAAAAGTTTTGGTTGAAAATCCCCATCTCACAAAAATGCTTGAATCTCATTCCAAACACTTCAAAATCATCATCGTCTTCACATGTTGCAAATGTATTTATCAAACCTGTTTCCACTGAGAATAACTTTGATTCATATGAGCTCACTAATGTAGTTCTCTTATCATCAACATCCAATTGACAATCATCAAAACTTATGTTTTCACTCACTCTTATCAATCCTATGTTGAATCCCATATTGTTTATAGATCTGTTTATTCTTAGATCAACTTTGTGGTAATTTCCTTTTCCGAGCTTCCTTTCAACATCAGACCATTCCAGACTCATCACATCAAGAAATTCAGAAATAAAAGACCAAATTCTCTCTGGATCAATCAGGTTTTCAGTTTTCTTTATAAATATTGAATCTCTATATGATTCAAAGACCATCTGCTCAAGGCCTGAGTAAAATACAACTTTATAATCCCCAGAATAAGAGCCATCATATTTTTGTCTAACAATCCAGTGATGCAAAATGATTCCAGTTCTTCTGGTCCAATTTTCAATATCATATAATTTCCCCACACTGGCTAAACACATAAACACTCTTTTCTTCGTGTTCCTATTAATATTATTGTCTGTTAAGAAAATATCAAATACTCTATCATCTATTTTGTCCCACAATAAATTTATGTTTGAATCAATTGAAAAATTGGATAAAATCTGATGGTTGTGTGCCAAATATATCGGTTCATATGAGATATAGCCGATTTGATGTGATTCGCCATCCAAATTGATTTGTGTTCTGTAACCAATTGAGGAGTTTAATTCCACCAGAGTGTCAAAGGTCTTGAACAAATCATTTGAAGACATGCCAAAGACAACACCTTTCAAAGTCCTGTCTCTTAAAGAGAATAACTTTAGGATCAGCAGTAACACAGCTTTTAATTTATCTTTTTCTTCACCATTAAACTGATTCATTGTTTCTTGTAAAGTTGGCCTAATCAATGGGAAAAATGTTGTTATTATATCATAATCTCTTCTGAATTTAGACTCTTCCCCTTCTTTGATCCTTTTCCCGAGCCACAAACTCTCTAATATATCTGGAACACTCAAATTTAATTTAGTGTGTATTCTGTGTGTTGATAAGCTTTGAACTGTTTGTATTTCAAATGGATTTCTTTTTGAGAAACTCATCTTAATAGATTCCAACTCAAAAAAGGCCTCATATTCTGTGTGTCTAGGATACAAAAACTTTATGTGATTGTCAAAATTCGCTATTTCAACACTCTCAGAGACTAATTTTTCAAGACATTCTCTGTATGTTGTTGTAATCATCTCATGATTTGGGATATAATATGCATTAGCACTAACACTAGCTGCAACCCTACCATAATAAATGGAGGCTGCAATGTTTTTCATTGCTTCCGATGCTCCTTTAGTGTACAATTTATGGACTGTCCTAAACAACACCTCATTGAGTCCTTCAGGTTTTTTTACAATCAATAGAGGATTCTTCTGAATTTCTCCTTCCAAAAACTCTCTTCCATATTTACATGAATCTCTAATTCTCATTAGCTGTTTTATTGGCCCCAGATTTGCTTCTATTCTCAACAAACCTCCCAATATGGTGTCACCATCTTCAAATTCAGCAAGTGTTTCAATTAAACCACCCTTGATGATCTTATGTGAAGACATGAAAAGGGTTCTTTCTTTCTCACTCATCTCAGTAAATTCTTTTTTGTATAGATGATAATTGTGATATTCTGGCCCAAACATGACCATCAGAGCTGGGTTGAAAATAGGATAGTTCCCAAGGTGATAAGGAATATGCCTTATTCCCATGTTGGATAGGTTATTTAGACTCCCATCATCTGTGTGATATATTAATTCACAATATCTTTTGTTGAATTTAGATGCAATTAAATACAAATCCAGACCACCTCCATTTTCAACTATCTGTCTGCAAGAGCTGTATGACTCTTTCACCATTCGATAGAACGAATCAGTATTTACAGGGTGAACAGATGCAAGAGCAAATTTCATCAATGTTGGCATGAATGTCATATTGGAGATAAACAGTGAATTGAATTCTCCAATTAATGGGTTAACACTTGATTTAACCAGGGATGTTCTACAGTTAAATAGTAATTCAGAAATTCTTTGTGCTTTTAGGAAAACATTTAGTTTGTTTAGAGCAAATGAGCCTTTTTTTGATTCAGGGATCTCTATGCTGAGTAAGGTGTATGAGTCATCTGAAGAGAGTAGATCTTGATGATCTTCATCATCAAGCCCCATTTTCTTACACATTCTCTTATATAATTCATCTCTGAATTGAATCATGCAAAGGTGCAATAGAGATGATGTGAAATGGAGAATTCCTTGCCCCATATTGGAGTGATTTCTAAACACCAGTCTCTTGTCAACATTGAATAGTTCTTTTGTTTTTTGTAGATTTGGGTCTTTATGTTGATATTTTCCTCCAATATCCTTATCCCAAGCAGTCACCAATCTGTCTGGTAAACAACATTTTTTATTTTGATGCTTAATAAGTAGATCCACTATAAATGGAAACAAATCCCCCAGTTGCTCTTTAAATGATGTGAATAAATATATGAATTGTATGGGCACAAAACTAGGTCCCCACTTTGTTTTGTCCATGGTTATGTGAATTTGAGCCCTAGATTTAGGCAATTTTTTTGCTGAGTACAAACAAGCTTTTATTGCCTCATTCTTTATCTGTCCATGTGTAAGAATTTCTCTTTGATCAAAAACACAGATGTTTCTAGACAAAGTCTCTAACACATTGATCCGAATTCTGTTTGTCATGGGCAATATTAGAATTTCTCTAACTCCCCCAATTTGATTCTTCTTGAAAACATGATAATATGTCTCTTCCTCTCTATATTTGTTAACCACATCAAAGCTGTTGACACAACCTTCTTCCAAGAGACTTAGTACACCTTCTATGCATCTTCTTCTGGGATTTTGTCTTGTTTTCTTGGGATCATATTTTTCACTGTTTTTTGTAGAAGATGATTTATATGTTGCAAATTCATCTAGTGTTTTGTTCATGTTTGGTCTAACAGCAGCAGAAATCACTTCATCTGCAAACACATCTCCCCTTTGTTGGCGTAGTAATCTGGATCCAATCTCTATTGCTCTGGCAGAAAACATATGTGTTTTCGCTTTATTGATCACCTCTTTTGCATAATCAATGTCGTTAGCATTTCCATACCCCAAATGCATGTTCAAACCCTTCGCCTCTTCATATGATTTCTCTCCTTCTAATATCTTCTCTAATATTTGAAAGCTAGCATGAGTTGGATCATCCTGATTTTTATTGAAAAGCATTGTGAAATACATTTCACACAAAATTTCACTGAATTCACCAGTGGGGAATTCATCTATGATCAATGGTCTAAACAATCTGACATTTGACCCTCCATGCTTGTCTAGGAACATGTGATTCACATAATCAAATTTAATACTCCCAAACATTGCATTGCCCCTGACTGTCCAATTCTTCATCCTATCAGCAAATTGAACTAATCTTTTTATAAGATATAGTTGAAGAGGAGATCTTATAGGTTCAATTAATTTATCCATGGCTGTTTTCATTTTTGGGAATATTGAGATGGAGTTCATCACAATATATCTTACATTTTGCAACATTTTTGATGTTGATCTCCTGTCTTCTAGATATATTAGTATCATTAATCCCAATGTGTTTGATCTGTCCTGCCTTATTATGTCTGGAAGATCCAAGATATTTTCAGGAGTGTCATCTGGGACACCATCTTTTTTCTCAACTCTGATGAAATCCCCCATATTAACAATTGATCTGTATCTTAATGACATCATGGAATAATAACACATACAGACTTTATCGTATGATCTAATGTAATGATCTAATCTGTGGACATCAGCAGACAACCAATCAGAGAATAGCAAAGATTCACCATTATGCCATTTTTTAAAATATTGTTTCCTCATTAGGTTATGAGAATCGTTCAAATGGTTAGAATCAGCTAATAACTTGAACCAGACTATATTAGCTAATTCTCCACATCTCAATTTTGATCCTGGGAAGAGCAAGACAAAAACACCTTCAACTCCAGTTGGTCTCAATATAAATTTTTTTCTCCTATCTCCTCTCATACTATTTATATTTATCTCTCTATAAATAGATTGAACTGATTTCAAATAATTGAGACCAACTCCGCTTAAATCTGTCAAGAAACTAGAGACATCTTCCATTGACCCATCTGGAATTTTGTCTCTCTGTGAGAATATCATACTGATCATCTCAATGTCTGAAGTATCAACATCGTATCTTAAAGAATAACCATCATGTTTCCTTTCTGTCTCAATGTGTGGTTTTGATCCAGCTCTTATGAAATGCTTTCTCCCAGGACCTTCCAAAGCCACTTGATATTTATCTTCTTTGCTCAACTTACAAACAAACAACAAATCCTCATTTTTGACTTCATTTCGTTTGGTCAAACTATATAAATGTTTTGTGCATGAGTCACCTATATGAGACAAAACCACATTATTTGAGACCCTCATTAATGATGCCATGGTGTTTATTTTTTCATAATCCTGCTCTGTGGATCTTAACGAAGAGTCAATGTTTAAAGAGGGAACAAAAGGTATTGGAAGCACTGATCTTTGCTCTGATGTGTTTGAATTTTTATTAATTTTATCCTCAAATTCCCCTTGAGAGAAATCTTCTTTTGCAAAAAAAGGACTCTCAATTTTATCCATGCAATCCACCATCTCATCAATGAATTTCTCATCATCAGCATTTAAATTAATTCTTCCAGTTCTAGTTAGCAATTCATCCAAGTCTTGTTTAGAATGAAATGGCTTATCTATTGCTTCAAGATATGTTTTTAACACAAAATCTCTATCAATATTGAGCTTTGGTAGATCTTTGCTTATTTCAAAGAATTTCTTATAATACAATGAACCATTTTGTGTCGAGTGTATTTCTCTCAGGAGTTTTTTTGCTCTCTTACAAACCTCATTACAAAAGTCAATGCTCATTTCATCCAATCCCATAGAGATCAGCTTAGTTCTGCTCATTCCCATATTTTCGGGATTGAAAACCATGATTTTATAATTAACTTTCACATTTTGTCTCTGCAGAAAGTAAACAAGAAGAGAATATTTTGCAGCTTTCCTTCTATCTGCGTTGGGATCAATACTGACAGTTATCTCAATAATGTTCATCACTCCTAATTTGTAGAACATTATGTCAGGGGTTTGTTTCCTTACTTCATCAAAGTATCTAGGATCTATTATTTCAATTCTATTCTCAGACAAAACATCATCAACTCTTTTTTCACCAAAAACAAGGGATAATTTGTCACAAACACAAGCATGTATTATATCATGTCTGATTGAGTAAATTTTCTCATAATCTTCAAAAGATTTAATTGTATCTGTGTCTATTGGGTGTGTTCCCATTAATTGATGAACAATCAAATATGATCCACGATATTTAATCACTGATTCAGATATTGTTGACATTTCAAAGAAGGGG